GATTCCGTTTGAAAAATTTCTGGATATCGAATTAAAATCAATTCCTTCTATTCCTGTTGTTAGCGCAGATGTGATTCCGTTGATTCCAGTTGCAATAGTTTGTCCAGTTTTTGTGTAGTCTCTATCTGCAAAAATGCTATTGATTGTACTTGCAAGTGCATTACCTGCTTCCTGCCACCCTGTAGTGCCGCTAAAATTGATTTTAGACATATCTACTACAAATCCATCAAGGAAGCTCCACAAAGCCTTGTATTTGGCATTCAGAGTCTTTCCAAGACCATTCCAATCAATAGTAGCTATCGCACTTCTAAGTCCACCTGACATAAATTCACCAAGTGATGCCCAGTGAGTTGTGTCAATAAAGGTATTGATTGCACCTACAGCTGTGTTGACTGCTTCTCCAAGTGTTCTTCCGACGCTCTTATCAAGGCCTTCCGTCTCAAAGAAACCGTTTATGAACGTTCCTGTGACTTTGGCAATTTTGTTTGCCTGCTCCTTGATTGGCTCCCAGTCAATGGAATCAAGTGCATCACGGAGTTTTGTTCCGACGATTTTACCGATGTCAGTAAAATCGGATTTCGCCCAAGCGTCCTTTACAAGGTCCGCAAAGTTCGATACTGCTCCTGGTATATCCTTTTTTGTAAAAAGTATAGGATCTTCCGTTCCTGAGCCGTTTCCAGAACCACTTCCACTTCCTGAACCGCTGTTAGCTGCGTTATCGAGATCTTCCGAAAATTTTTCGATTTCATCAAATCCCATTAACTCACGCTTTAGCTCATCGGTCTTGTCTTTTAACTTATCAGTTGCGTCACTTGCTGCATCGCCTGCAGATGCTGTGCCATTTAAACTGTCGCGATAGTCTTTGATGTTTTTTACAGCTACCGTGTATGATGTTTGCCCTGTTATTGATGCTATGAAAGCACCTACAGCATTGATTCCTGCAACTGCATAATCAACAATTTGGTCAATAACTGGTGCAACAATATTCAGTATCGGTTCAAATGCCGCAGCCACACTATTTCCAACATATGACATGTCAGATGTCAGCAATGACAAGCTCTTATTTGCCCTATCGCTAAACATAACAAGGTTGTTGATTCCGTCCTTGATTCCTGATCGTAGCTTGTTAAACAGTACGTACAAAGACCGGATTCCAAAACCGTAGCGCAACACAGTTGTAATTCCGTGCTTTAATTTTTTGTTAAAATCCCCAAGACTAGCTGAGGACTGGCTGAACGGACTCTTTAACCCAGATAATGCGTTTTTGCTTGAACCAAAATTTAGAAACTCCCATGACAACTTTGCAAAGTTTTTTGTGAATGACAATATCTGCTTGTTTACTTTCACTGCAAAAGATCCTATTTTGCCAATTGCACCTGCAACAGATATCGCCTTTCCTACAAATCCACCCATGATGCCTGCCAAATCACTTATATCTGATTTTAACTGGGATAGGCTAAGTGGCAATTTTTGCATGTTTCGGTTCAATCTGTTGATATCATCTGGCATATCTCTAAATATTGGTGGTTCTTGTGAAGCAGCAGCCAAGGCATCTTTAAATGTCTGCTCTGTTCTGATTACTTTTGACGCATCTTCATTGTATTGCCTTAATTGGTTTGAAGCGTTGCTTGTTTCCCTCGCAGTTTGACTCATTGCGTTTGATAAGCCGTTGCCACGAAGTTCTTCTGGAAAACTGCTTGGCGGATACTCTTGCCATTCACTTTTTGGCTGTCTAAGCGTTATACCTTTTTGAGCTGCAATAGTTGATAAATCATTCGCATAAGCTATCGCTTGCGACAAGTCATCAACCATCTGTGATACACCATCAGTATCAAGAGTTCTCAATGCTTCTTGCATATTTTCCTTTAAGTGCACTATCTCTTTCGAGATTCCCACAAATTCAGTTTGAAGTTCTTCAACACTCTTAGGAACGTAAAATCCACCTAAAAATTTTTGACTTTCTTCCCTTGCTTGCTGTATCAGTTTTTTATAATCTTCTAACCACGGCACGCTCTCTGGTGCAAAAGCTTTATTTGCTGCATTTTGAATGATGGTCTTTTCTGTATCTGATAGTCCAGTATGCTTTTTTCCGATTATTGTTTTTAAACTTTCTCTATTCAGCTTTGCAATTCCAGAGAAATCAATGTTTTTCAAAGAAGCCAGTTCGCCCAAGCCAAGTTCTTTAAGTCCTTTGAACGCTCCTGCCAGGCCTTTTCCATCTCCTACAGCATTTGTAACGGATTCGATGGTTGACCTTAAATTGATAAGGTCTTTCATCTCACTATTCACAACATCGGTTACAGTCTGTTGCTCTTTTTCAAACGCTCTGGTCTTCTGCCCGATGGCGCTTGTAACTTCTTTTACGCTTTCTGTTTCGTTGTTTTCTGATAGTTTTTTGCCACCATAAACATCGTTTTCAGTGAGTCCATACTTCTCGCTAAGGTTAGGTATGTCTTTTGCAGCAAACTTTGACAGTTCGGATTCAATTTCCTGTACTGGAATCAAGCCATTTTTAATAACATCCTGTGATGTCATCACAGCTTCCTTACGTATATCTCTTAAACGCTCTACTACATCCCTAAATAGATCTGTTGCGTTTTTTGTAGTATCAAATGTGGTATTTATTGACTTGTTCATATCGTCTATGAACGTCACAAAATCCGTACCACTATTTGTTGTGGAGAAATTCTTTCCAAGTACACTTCGCAGATTTGCAAATTCTCTATCTGTACTTAAATCGTTCTTTACGCCAATCGGGATTTTTATATTTCGAGCTTTTTTGATATAATTATCAAAGGCCTTTTCTACGCCGTCTAGCTGTCTGATCTCCTTAACGTTCTGTGCAATGGTATTTTTTACATTTTCCATCGCACTTTCCACGTTCTCCATGGCTCTTTTCCATGTGTCCTCGGAAAAGATTGAACCCTTCTTTTCGTTAAGTTGCAAGTTGTTAAGCTTAATAGATGCTTCTGCAAGTTCTCTTACAGATTTTTCAACCGCTGCAATTCCTGCCTTATTGGTTATTCCTGTCAACTTCGTCAGTCTTTGCGTTAACCCGTTTACAGACGTTGAATAATGATCAATTCCGCTTTTGTTGTCGCCCAATCCGGTTAGGGATTGTTTCAATGCTTCAATATCGGATATAGCTTCTTTGATATTTGTTTTAGCTTCAATCCGTATTGAATCAATATTTACCTCGCTCATTTTATCCCTCCTCCCTAGATTGGACTCTCTGGCAATCCTTGCTTTTCAAGCTGCCTGATTCTTTGTCTCATTTCGTACACTGCGATTTCTTCGTTAGATTCCACATTACCGTTTTCACTTTTCTTTGCCTCCTGTTGCAAGAAAGGCATATCTGGATATTCAAACGGTGGCGTATGCTTCCCTTTAAACCACTGACTATTGCCCAGCGTTGACAAAATAGACATTCTCACGTACTTTCCTAGCATGTGGTTTTGTATGTCGACTTGCTGTTGATGCAGCTTGTAAGCAAGCTCATATGGTTTTAACTCACACGGGCACATATTGCCTATTTGTTCAGTGGTGAAGCCATATTGTTGCGTAACGCACAGAAAATATGGAAGCAACTTTTCATCGTAATAATCAATTGGATCTATTACTCTGTTTTTTGCTCTTTCGCTTCTTTCTCCGCTTTCATCTGCAGAACTTCTTTCTTGAAAAAACCATTCTGCATCACCTCTTTTATCAGTTCTTCAAAAAGCTCCCTAATACTTGAATCTTCCTGATCGGTATACTCATCAATCAATTCGCATACCTTTGCTGTTGCCTCTTCCTTGCCTTTATTTGTGTTGTAATCGTATCCAAACTCGTCCTTATGTCTTTTTTGCAGCCCTACCAGTAAAAACTCCGGAAGCATATTAAGTATCATTTCAATCTCATCAACAAAATCATCACTGGACTGTTGAGCTTCATCATCACTGGACTGTTGAATTTCTTTAATCTTTTTTAAAATTCCGCTCTTTGTAGTTGCTTCGATTCCAAACTTAATTTCATAATTCATAAATTTCATAATTCATTCTCCTTTAAACAAAAAACGGGAAGCTCACGCTTCCCGAATATAGTTGTTACATTTCTTTCTTTGCCAGTGTAATTGATGTTGGATAACCATTCTCATCTTCTGTTACAGATACGGTATAACTATCCTCAATCCATCTTGGATTGGTTACTGTAGCAATTGTTACTGTTCCTGTAAGATGATCTTCTGTCGCTTCATCTGGTGCAAAAGACTCTGTTCCTATAAACGCTGCAATTCCTTCTGAGCCTTTTCCATCTGTTCCGTAGAGAATACAGATATCTAATTGCTTTCCCTCATTTTTAACAAGTTCGTCCTTATATTTTTTTTCAAAAGCACCTGGTACTTCCATTGACGCAGCTGCTCTTCTTCCCTGCTCCTGAGTCTCCATCAAGTCTTCCAAGGTTGATGTATCAACCATGTTAACACTGCCAATAGGTGATGGAATTGACTTTGCCCTAATCAAGAGCTTATATTCACCTGCCCAGTAATCGGCTGCGCTATCTTCCTTTGTTTTCTCTCTGTAAATAATCCTACTTTTTAAGCCTGTTGCCATTTTGTATTCCTCCTACTAAAAAAGCCCCATCTTGCCGATGGAGCTTAAAAAATATCATTCCAATCAAATGTTCTTTCAAAACGTGCTACATAACGATATATTGGTGATTGATTGTCTGCGTATGGTGACATCTTTACATCGAACATAAGCTTTTTTAGACAGTCCATAATTTCTGCCATTATAGTTCTACAGTCTAGCTGTGATGTGTTGCTATACACTTCAATTTGGAATCCTGCCACTATAGTATTGATTCTTGTGCGTTCCAGATCGGAGTTTGCTTCGCTTCCACCCAACTCATGGACGTACACGCAGGGAAAATTACGCTGCGAATCATTGCTTATATTTGAGGTGGTGTACATTATTTGTGGATATCTTTTCTTTAGCTTGTTGTATGTCTTGCCTTTCACAAGGGATAATACCTTGCTCTCAAGGTCGATGACCCATTGATTCTGAGCCACTATCCAAACACCTCCCTTGCAATTCTTTCAATATCATGTCTCATTTGTGTTGAGGCATGATACATGAATGGTCTTGACGGCATACCTTCTGTAAAGTACCACTTACCATCTCCCCCCAGATAATACCAACCATATCTACCATCTGCCGTTTTTCTAATTGTTTTTCCTTGCGCATAAATAGCCGGGAGCTTGCCTGGATACGGAGTAGTAGCGCCTATGATTCCTGTTCCCATCTCTACATAGATAGCATGTTCTGAATCAGCTTCTACCGCAAAGATAACTCGCTCTGCGTTGCTCTCTATCTCGGTTGAGTGAATACTATTTACAAGTTCACCAGTGAATACTGCGTCCATCGTCAAGACTTCTTCTGTTGCTTTTTCAACTCCGTAATCAGTAAGCTTCTTCATGAAAAGCTCTACTCGCGTTTGGAACGTTTTCTGGTAACGTTCCAACATCCTTATGGCTTCATCTACTCCGCTCACCTTTATTTCCAAAGCCTTTGCCATTAGTTTTTTTCCACGCTTTGCTGCAACACCTGCAGATAGTAAGACGTTTCATTCAGTGCTTCATTCATGATTCCACTCACTTGATAGTCAGCAGAATTTTCATCTGGTGATCCGTTTGGTTTCGTTTTAATTTCTGAATGCAGCCAAATTCTTGCTCCAAACGGCAAGTTAAGTTCGTTTCCGCCAGAGTCTTTTGCATGTTTAGCTAAGATGAGCGTAGCATAATTGTTTGTGCTGTCGCTTCCCCATGCTCGCATGATAGCGTTTTTTAGCTGTGATGTGATTGTTCCCCAAAACTTCACAGGATTGCTATAAAGCACTTCCATTTCACCGCTTTCTTTCGGGATTTTTTTGCCTTCATCATCGGTATAAAAATATACCTCCCCATCAGCTCCAACGTAACTCTCGTACTGAATGTCACCATTTTCGTCTCTCAGATATCCAGGCACTTTTCCGACTTGGTACGAATACCACATCTGTTGGCGATTTCTTCTACTTGTCCGCGCCATTTTTTAACTGCTTGTATACCTGATTGACGCCAGTGCTAGACAAACCTGATACAATGCCGACAGCAATTGCATTCAGAATATCCTGCGCTGGGAAGTCTGGTATAACATACATTCCTAAAACTCCCAAAACGCCGCCAAAAGTGCCCACAATGACCGGAATGTAATTATCCTTGACTGCTGGAATCGTCTTTGCTGCAAGCCCAATCAAATAGCAAATAACTACAATTGCAATCACGGTAGTCATGCTCGATATATCCATTTTATTTACCTCCTCCACTCTTGATGTGCAACTCTTTGATCTCTTCATACATCTTTTTAACCATGCCGTTTCCGCCTAAATCATGATAGGCTTCATACATTTCCTCGAAGTTCTGATAAGCATAGGATGGTATCTCCCCTAGCCGCATGTATTTCGTGTGATACTCGATCAGTTGCACACGCAATAACAGCATGGTTCCTCTCTCATTCGCGTTCTTGTCTTTCTTCTGTTGCTGCAGAAGCCAAACAATGTATCCTAAAGCAATCGGAAGGATGATTGTGTATGTTTGTAATAAAAACTCTTGCATCTTTATATCTCCTGCTTATATTTTTGCATATTGCCCACCGCCACTTTAATATGCACCCTGCCAATGTATTCACAAGCATTGCAAACACACTGGCGAACATCCTTCTTAGACTGTTGCTAACGGTATTATTCCAGCAAACAAAGTGTTTCTATCCACCATTGTTCGCTGAATGGAATCCTCACTGTGCTGACTCTCACCCTCAAAGCCAATCGAGTTATAATCGTACAAAGCCAAATTGCGAATCTGGCTATAGTACCTATCTAAATCTTGTGCAATCATTCCGTCCGTATATCCAAGTGGATATCTTCTTTTGTCTCTGACTTCTCTGATTGCACTTTTGATTTTTTGCTTGAGTAACGGTTCCGAAAAGCTGCCGCCTTCTTCATCATTTGAAAGTTCAACTTGCAAATCAAAAAAAAGCTCGTCTGCAAGGTTGTCTGTATAACTCATACTTTCTCACCTCCATCAAACAGCTTTTGGTTTCTTGCCTCTTCGCTTTGGTTCATCATCAACTTGCAACTCTGGAATTTCGATTTTCTCTTCCATCGGGACATCAATCTCTGGGGCATCGTTTTTCTCTTCCATTGGGACGTCTTCACCAGCTGCATAGTAGATTCCGTTAAGCTTGATCATGTGATCAAATTTCATTACTTGACGTCAATTACAAATGTGCTGTCGATGCCCTCATATGATGGAAGCACAATCTGTGATACGCTGGTTGTAGTCTTAATAGGTGGTCCCTGCTCAGTTTTTGTTGCAATTGCAATGCGGTTGTCAAGCATGGCAACATCCACATTTTTATTCGACATCAATGTACGCTCTTCTGGTGTCACACCATAATATGTTGATCCCAGTGTTCCTGCACCGATTATGGTTACTTTGTCATCCGGATAGAACTTTTGAGTCTTTCCCTTGTAGTCAATGTACATCTTGTCATAAATAATAGGTGTCAGGCCTGTCTTTCGCGTAAAGATCTCCTTAACGGTTGCTTCATCGGTAAAATCAACCGTCTTGCCAGAAGAAGTAATTAAAGCGTTCTTGATCTGCTCGTTTTCAACGAGATAGTCAAATGTAGTGCTGTTCATCATCGCATAGCGAGGAAGTACTCCGATTGACTTTAAATATTTAGTACCCTGCTGAACGTCTTTTAATGGCTTCGCTGTGTCAGGATGATCCCAAGTATCAGTGCCTTCGATTTTCAAATAATGCTTTTGCTTATATGTTCCATCGCTATCGTAATCGTAGCCATAAACCATATTGTCACTCTCTGGTTCCCCGGTTCCTATTGCAATAGATGGCTTTCCGTCCTTTGGCGCAAGTAGTGCCATTCGCATTACTTCGGCAGCGATTTCTGCACCGTCAATAAGCCTTGCAGCATCATTGTAAATTGATGATATAATGTCTCCAATGAATGGGCTATTAGCGTCTTCTATCTCCATGAGTCGCATTAAATCTTCCTCTCGTACAGTCATGCTCTCACGGAAAAAGATCATCTCTGTAGACTCCTGCTTGAATCCCTCACGGACTCTGATCATCGGAATTGCATCAAAATTGCTTGGCTTTAAGATGGCATTTAAGCCTTTGTGTGTCTTAATCCATTTTAACGACAAGCCCAGCTTCTTTCTGTTTGGGAAAAAAGCCTTTCCGACAAAGCCCATGGCATTACTCGGATCTTGTGTGCGTCTTGCGGCAACTGCCTGTGAATCATAAATATCTGTTATTAAAACTGCCATTGCTCCTCCTTTTTACTCAACCACGATCATAGGCAGGATCTTAGTTAAGTCTGCATCATAGGTGATTCCTGCATTCTGTTCTGCTCTTGACTTGTTAATGTATGCCTTTTTGAGAATCGTTCCTTGTGGTCGATGCTCATACACATCAAAAAGTAAGATTCCAGCTCCGCCTGTCCATGGTGTTGCTGCAACTACTGTTCCTGTTCCGCTAATTACGCTTCCTGCTTTTACAACCTTCTCTCCGGTATCACTATCAGTAGTGCTGACATCTGTAAAATCAATAGTCATTGGCACTCCTTCGAACACCTCTCTGTTTAAGATCTCTGCACCGGATGGACGTATCTCGGTTGTTGCATATCTCATGTCTCCTCTTGCCATTTCTTACTTCCTTTCTTTACATGTATTGCTTCAAAACGCTCTCATCAACCTCTGTTGAATACGTCGGTAGTGACTTCATAAGTTCAACAGCCTTGCTCTCGTGACTGTCTCCGTGGCCGGCATTAACTTCGCCGCGCTCTGCCAAAAACTCCTGCATCATCTTTGATTTGAGCGTTTTCATGTGCTGCCTCAAGATTTCGTTTTCCTTATCTCCATCTCCGTCAGCTCTTGCCTCGGCGTACTGTTGTGCTACTTCCTTGGACATTTCCAAAGTGTCCATGTATGTATTGGTAGATTTCATGATCGTAAGCTCACGCTGCATTGCCTTGAACTGCTTGTCTCTCTCGGCTTCTGCTTCTTTCTTTGCTTCCGCTTCCTTCTCTTGAGCAGTCATCTTTTCTCTGAGCTGCTTTGTCTTAGCTGCATTCTCGGATGCCAATGCATCAGCTTTGTTTGTGAGTTTCGCGATTTGTGCGTTTGCCTGTGCAAGCTGCACTCTTAATACATCAGCATCAGTTTCCGGTTCGTGATCATCACCTGATCCCTTTGGCTCTTCATGAGTTTCAACCTCCGGTGTCGGCTCTGCAAAAAGCTGCAGGTTTAATTTTCTCTTGGTGGCATTGCGTTCAAATGTTTTGAAAATCGGCTGAGTCTTCATAGATTCATTCCTTTCTGCGTTTGTGCGGTTCTCTCCGCTTTGATTTGTGCGATTATTAAGCTCTTCTCTGAGCTGTTTTGCTCCTTAAAGTCCGTCTCCGACTTGTTTGCCCTAATTTTGTGCAAACAAAAAGCCCTTCAAACCTTCGTTTAAAGAGCCTATTCTTTGCATAAATTAAGAGTACGTCACCCAGCAGCGACAATTGATTACTTCCTCCGGGTTAGTAAAAGCAACTGCCATATCGTGCGGATACCGCATAAGTGCTTTGCCTACTAAAAAGTAGTCGTTTATCGGTATTGTTGTTTGATCTTCCTTGTGATGTGTTTCGCGTTCTTTTCCATCTATAATTGTGTTCCATGTTTTGTATGTTTTATTTCTGGTCGCCTCTTTGAAGTCTTTATGGTTTAAAAAATCGAGGGCTGTGTTTTCGCTGACCAGACGTATTCGGTCTTCTGAGACATAATATTTTTCGCTGACATGATCTGCAGTTACCTGTGCTGTAGATAAACAAAAATCTGATATATAAACCTTTGTCTCGCTGTCAAGATCGATATATCGCGCAATCCATTTCAACAATTTTGCTTCAAATTGTTCTGCTGCTTTCTTGGCATCAACTCTACCTGTCTCTTTCATGATCAAGATGAGTAAAATTAAAAAACGCATATCATCTTCAATTTTATTTGAAAATTCAACGCGTTCTTGTTTTTGCTTTTTTGTGATTCCCATTTCACCAAAAAATCTATTGTATGGCATGGACCGTATCTTTTCGATTTCATCAAAACCAAATATCTGTGCCATATCATCACCTTATACTTTCCCAGTTATAGGGCTTGTTTCCAACTGATCTATTTGTCTGTCAGTTGGTTCACTGTCTTCCGTTGCTGTGGTTCCGCTTGATGCAGCAGCCCTTTGCACTGCTTCTATCATTTCCTTACTGTCGTTCCATGTAGCCTCAGTGTCTTCGAAGCCATCAATAAATTTGAGTGCATGTCTACCATGCACACCAGTCTTAATAAGGGTTGATAAAGCATTTGCTTTAACAGACATGTCATAGTTCTTTCTTCTTGAGAAGTGGAAATTGATGTCTCCAACATGTACTCTTTTGATTGGATCATCGTCTTTAAGCACATTTGATGGAGTTAATTGGAGTACTTTTATGATAAGCTTAAGCTCCTCTCTCTGTGCCTTGCTCACAATCTGCTCCTCACGCACAGCGTCAATCTCAGCTGCACTCCATCCACTAGACATATCCATTGCCGTTCCCGTTGAGCCACCGCCTTCTGAATCTTGTTGTGTAGGTACTTTACATTTTTGTAAAATTCTTCGCCAGCGTGTATCTATCGCTGTTAATGTTGCGTTTGTATCAAATGCATTAGATAGTGCCTTGATTTGCGGTGTCTTCCCATCTGGTGTTGTGCTAGTAAGCAACCATTGCCCAGACTTCACTTTTATAGGCTTCTTAGTTTTGGGGTCAACTGGGAAATCAATATCATTGCCCCACCATATCTCCTGAGTTTGCTGCGCTGTAAGGTTTGCAAAATCAGAGACTAGCGTGTTAAGTTCGATACAATCTGATATTTGCCTCTCGAAGCAGCCTGTTCTGTCAACAGATCTCTCGTATTCAACTATCGCTATTTTTTTGAGTGGATTTAATGATTTTTTAACAATTTTGCCTTTTGAGACTTCAAAGCGCATCTTAGGAGTAAAGCACGTAAAATATTGTTCACCATTGTCCGTTCTGTATGTTACTCCCATTAGCTTCTTTTGTTTGGCATCATTGCTATATACACAAAAAGCATATCTTGGGTCTAACGTATATATATCCACAAGAGCTTCGTCATCTTCTTCAAAATCGGTTTTAACGTCAACAAGTCGATATCCTACACCTACTTTTTCAACAAAATTGCCAAGCTCCTGATTCTTGTAACCTATGTCGCAAGCATTTGTAAGCATTTCGTTAAGTGCAGATATTCCTTCGTCGTCTAAGCCTGCTGGTGTTTTGTGTGCGTCTTTATCGGATCGCTGTATCAGCATTGCTGGTGTCCCCCAGAAATACGCCATTTTAAAATCAGTGATGTAGTTTGCGGCATTATCAGTTACTTTAATATTGATCTCAGGGCGAACAATTTTGGGTCTATCCAGTGGTTGATCGCCGGCTTCAAAATCTATAAGATATTGCATCTCTAACCGATTAAATTTATGTTTCTCATATGCTTTTGACAATTCTTTGATTATGTTGTCGGCAGTGATTTCTTTTGCGTCCGTATATATCTTCTGACGTCCCTTTAGCATCCACATCCTGTTCGCCCTCCTTTCTTAATAGAATCTTTTGCCGCTGCTACTTTTGGCTTGTATCTTTTTTATAGGCTTAACTGACTGCACAATACCGTCCTGTGTAAGAATACAAGTCATTTGCTCACATTTCCTACATTGCACTTCGAAAGCGTTTGTCGCTTTCTTGTCATAGTGGAAAATAATCCTTCCACAATTGGGGCATGTAATTATCTGGCTACTCATAGCGTTTCAGCCGACGGCAGCATCGAGTCTTGCAATTTGTATACTTCGTCCTGGAAAGACTCGTAATCGGAATTGCATTCCTTCCGGTTCTGCTTGTATAACTCATGGTTGTTTATCCAGTTGCTAAACTGTACCTCTTTAGGATTGTTTGAATTGATTTTTGCCTGAAACGCAAAAATCACTTGATCATTTACTGTGCTGTCTCCTGACAGTGATATACTCTTGCTTCTAATCGTTAACATAGTTATCTCCTTTTTGAGTAATAAAAAAGCGCCATACATATGTAAGGCGCAATTAACTTTATTTCGTACTTTTCTAGTGTTGAGAGTATCATAGTAATAGCATGTATTCAAGATGATATCTTGTGTCATTTAGTGATATTAAATGATAGGTTTTAGTGTCATAGGTAACCACGAAATTCCAATTAAAATGTCATAGTTAATATTGAATTGTTTTTTATCTGTCTACCAATGCTTTCCTTGATTGATAGCTTGATTACTCTCTTGATTACTCTCTTGATTACTCTCTTGATTACGGGAGCTTTGAAAGCCGCATAAATACTAGCTTTTTGATATGCATAGGTAACCAAGAAATTCCGCATTAGTAACCAAGAAATTCCGCATTAGTAACCAAGAAATTCCGCATTAGTAACCAAGAAATTCCGCATTAGTAACCAAGAAATTCCATAAAATATAAAAAAGGTAACAATTTTATATTTACAATGGTAACTTATGGTGCTATAATAAACATAAAAGTAGAGAAAGAGAGGTTTTACACATGGCTAGAAAAAAGATTGGGCCAATAACCAGTTTAGGAAATGGAGACAAACTTACTGTTCAAAAAAGTTTACCACTGTTTTCCTTGTGGCGTTCCGAGCTATCGCTTGCAGAGTTTAAGATACTTGACACTTATTTATCACGAATAGACAGTCACAAGCCAGACAGGAGAACGGTTGTTTTCGAGAAAGGCGAACTTGAAAAAATTTTAGGAGTAAAAAAAATCAACAACCAAGACCTCAAGGCAAGATTAAAGCATCTTATGGGAAATGTAATAGAAGTGCAAGATGATAGTGAAAAACAAGGTTTTAGATTGGTGACGTTATTTGAAGAAGCAACGGCAGAGCAAGATGATTACGGTCTGTGGCAAGTAAAGCTAGAGTGTTCTCAAAAAGCAATGAAGTATTTTTTTAATATTGAAAACCTCGGATATCTTCGGTATAAGCTGCGCTGCATAACATTACTCACAAGCCGTTACACTTATATCATGTTTACGTATCTTGAGCAAAACCGTTTTCGAAAAAATTGGGAAGTGCAGCTTGATGAATTAAGGCAAATACTTGACTGCGATAAAGAGGAACTGTATAAAGAATACAAGTTCTTTAATCAAAAGATATTGAAACGTGTTCAGAAAGAAATGGATGAAAAAACTGAATGTCGGTATACATATGAACCCATTAAGAAAGGGCGAACGGTAGTTGGTATAAGATTTGAAGTCGAAACATTACCTATATTGGAAGTGCAAGTTCCAGAAGCGCCAGCGCCGAAGGAAGATGCATTAGATCGTCCACTCTGGGAAAGTGCATTGAATGAATGGGAACTATCACAGGCACAGCTAGAAGAGATACAGACGCTACTCGTAACAGTACCAGTTCATAAGCTGCCAAGTTGCCAAAAGGAAGATCTGGAAAAGGCTTACTACCAGTATATAGCACAGAAAGCTGCTGAAATTAAGCGAAGAAATGAGCAAAAGCCGATTCGTAGTCGATTTTTGTATTTGCGAAAGCTTATACAAGGAGATGTATCATCGAAAGCAAAACAATCATCGCAGGCAGCTGCTAAAGGTACTCAAGTATTCCAAAATTTCACAGAGCGTCAAGACAACAATTACTCGGAAAAAATCATGAATAAGTTAAAAAGTGATTTAAAGGAATTTCAGGAAAATCAAAGTTGCTGAAACATCAATAGCAGGAGAATTTTGCTTCCCCTGCTATTTTTTATTGGTTCAGATATTCACTTCCAAACTTTTTCTCAAATTCGTTTAATGCTTCTTTGTGGAGTTTAAAAACATGTCGCTGTGTAAAATGTAACTCATCTACTATTTCACACCATTGTTGCTGTGCGACGTAGCGTTTAAACAGTATATTATAATACTTGAACTCAAGCTGCTCCATTTGAACAATGATTTTAGATTTTAAGTCCACAAAAGAATCAATCATTGAATCAATCTCGCGTTCCATATCTATCAGCTTACAAATCGTAGATGCAGTCTTGTCTGTGACATGTCCAGTTTGCACATTGACATCTTTTACACAGCTCGGAACTGAGCAAAGCATATTCTTTAACTGTGTTTTTTCATAAATCTTGTTTGATATTTTAAGATCAAGTACGCTAATTTGTGAAAGATAGTGTTTTGTATCCATACATGTCTCCAATCTTAATAGATGCTGTTAATGATTCTTGTTGGTCTTGGTTTTCTACGCTGTATGCGTAATGCGAAGTTTGCAAATGTATCTGGTACGTCATCAAGCTGCTTTTTTCCACTGGTGGAATACTGAGCCAAAAGAGACATCATTACACCATATGGCTCTTTTGGCGTATAAAGCTTTTTGTCTTTAAAGACAACGTGCTGTAATATCCAGTTTGAGCACTGATATATTCTTGCCTCTTTGTTCGTTTCAGTCATTCGAGATGATATGTTACAGATCCAACCTTTTTCAAGGACACGTTTATCAACTTCCAGAGAAACACGGTCTCCGCCACTATTACCCTCAAACTCGCAATCTTCAACCTTGTTGTCAGCAAGGAGATTTGCGGAATTTTCATACTGGGCTTCATAATCGGAAGAACTGCTGCACACGCAGTCTACGCAGTAATACAAATCTTTTCCTTCGTACTTTATAAGTACTGGAAGAACGAAGAAATCAGTGCCTGTTGATTTTGTATCGGCTTGAGCAGTGATACGTTCAATTTTTGAGGTCGGAAGTTCCTTGTATCGCATGATTTTTTCTTCTGGAAACAGCAGTCCTTCTCTTTCGACTGGCTGTTGCATGTAAAGGCAGTTGTATGACACATCATCCATCAACAGCGCTTGCTTTGCAAAGAACTCCTTTGTAAAGCCACCTATTGCATAGTCAAAGTTGCTGTCGCCTGTCTCCGGGTCTGTGGCAGGAATAGAAATAACCCTTACGCGGTTGTTTCCATCATATATATCTATCAGCCTTCCAATAACATCTTGAGTTGACCAACGTGTTGCTTGCATGATCTCTTTGCAAGGATTATTATTGCTATCAACTGTTTTTCGTTGCAATGCATCTACAGTATAAGCTCCCCACATCTTGTCAAGGTAGTTCTTGTTCAAGGCTTCTTCTAGGCTACCTATCATATCATCAGTAAGTAAAAATTTGCTTGCACGAACTTTTCCGGCACTCTTCGCGCCTACAGATGTTGTTTGCAAAGATGGAAATGGCTTATATTTTCCAACATTGAATTGTTGCATCAATGCATTTGTAGATGTAATTTTCAAGTCTGGGAAGATATCGTGCCAAGCGTATTCAAGTGCATCATCAACCATTTGATAGACACCATCGTAATACATTCTTGTGATATCGCCTGAGTGCGAATAGAACAGGCTGTAATCGTCTGGGAACCAACCAATTACGGCTGAATGGAAGAACTTGAGTAGAGTCGTCTTGCCTGTTCCAGGCGGCATGGATATACACAGAATGTCGTACTTATCATCAAGCATACCTTGATAAGATTCTATAAGCTGGAACTTCTCGAACTGCTTAATCTTTGGCTTGTAGAACATCTTTCGAGGTTCGCGCTTGTGCTCTAAGAATAGTAAATAATCATTGAATATTCTTGCTCGTGCACCATTCAGATAAGTCTGCCAATACAGTTTGTCCCACTCGTCGCCCTCTACTTTTCTGTTGCGGTTGCAGTACCATCGGACATAGCTATTTACATGGTCGCCATACCCTCTATACGCGTCAAGATTCTTAAAATCGCGATTTGGTATAAACTCATTAGCGTCAAGCAAAATCAGTCTTGCTCCGCCACATAAGGTGTTGAGTTGACTGTATGTAGGTTGTATGATGATCTGACGCTGTATGTTCTCCACGCGTTCTTGATGCTGCTTTAACTCTAACAAAAAGAGACTCCTCCTTTCTTAACAATTAAAGAAGAGCCTCCATTTTGGCTGTTGCATAATCACCATTTTGATTATGCCGTTTTAATTATTTTCTTACTATGTCTTCTTTGTTTACCCAACCGTAGACGTTATCGCCTATGATGTGATACTGATGCTTGCCACTCTCACAAATACCTGTTACAGTTGCAACCTCTGGAACTGCAGTGATTGGCCTGTCGGACCATGCCGACATATACTGTTTATTGCCTGTGAATTGGACTTTATCGCCTAAGTTTATAACTTGTGCGTTAGTATTTGGAGAATAGCTGTAATAGCCACTTCCTGCCTTTGTAAAGGCATATCCGCATGAAGCGCCGGGCCATACAATCTTATACCAACCAGAAGCGGTGATTTCAAGCACTTCTACAGCTACAGAAATCTTAATTGTATCAAGCTTCTTTGCAGATGTATCTGCCCCTGTGCGGATGTTCATAGGTGTGAGCGCAACTGCTGTTCCAATACCCTTGCCACAAAAGCTCGTATTGCCTTCTGTGCTGTTCTGAGATAGTTGGCTACCAGATTGTCCAGCCTTTGCACCATTGTCAAGGACAACTACTGTGTGGCCTTGTGTGCAGGTACAAAGAATATCTCCTCTCAATAGGTAATCTGAGGACTTGGTATACTTTGCATCTGTCAAGATATCAAACAGTTTTGTTTTGTTCAAAATTTTAACTTCTATTAGAGTTGAAAACCACTCAATCTCCCTCTGTGCTGCAAATGCAACACATGTACGAACAAGGCTGCTGCAATCCGTATTTGCATTAACATTTACCTTTGAGCAATCCCATCCATACTGTTTTGATTTGTCGTATAGCTCCCATGATCCGTCCTGATTGTAACCAATCAAATTGTTGGCACACGCTGCTTCCATGCAGATTGCGATACGCTCACGCACTGCTGCATCTTTGGCACGGATGACTATCCACCCCTTATCGTGCAGATACCATGGCTCAATCGCCACTTCAAGTCCTGTCTGGTCGCCTGGCTGTCCGCCCTTCAATTTTCCGTTCTCATCAATCCTTGCCGATCCTACTCTAACCATTTAATTTCCTCCGTGTTTATTCCATATTCTTTCATATTCATCTACCCATTGTTGAGCAGAGTAACAATAATGTTTTTTTATTTCTTCTTGGACATCGCTCCACATCACAAAATAAGTATTTATTATAGATTTTCGAATAGAGCAACTGTATTCTTGGCTAAGATGATATATATGATGGTTAGCAACAAATGCTTCAGTATTATCAAAGCGACTTCTTTCATCAGTCAAACTTCTGTCGTACATTTCTGTAAGCCCCATATATAAACAAGCTAGCTTGTAATAGTCCGACTTCTCTGATTCTATTCCTGTTGGAAAATATCGAAATTGAATTTTTTCAGCAGGTAACTTTTGTATACCATTGGCTAAGTTGCTTTGTGGAGCACAATATTTTAGATTCTCCATTTTCCTCCCATCATTTTTATTCAATATACCAATCTTCCGCTAAAAGATCTTCCACGCTTGGGAGATACATTGCAAGCGAACCGTCAATATAACGCATTTGAAGATACGGATCGCAGTTAAGAAGTCCTTCTCCGTTATCAACTTCTAAATACGCATCCACTGTACCTTTATCACAGGGATGGCCGGCTGGCAAACCTTTGCGATATAAAACAAAACGTCCGCTTCCATACCAACACATTCGGGCGACTTTATAACCTTGCTTTAGTAAATCTAGCGCTTTGCTAAATGTGAATAATTGTTTTCCGTTAGCTGTTTGCGATTCACTAGAATTATTTGCAATTTCCCAGTCTTCTGCAAGTACTCCCATAAAAATATAAGTCATATCAGCAGTGTCAGGAATGTTGAAAAGTTCTTTAAGCTTTCCTGAATCGTGTTTCGCTATTAAGGTTTTCTTTGATTTGTCGTAGTACCAGACTTCATTCCATTTCTTTCTTTTCATTGGAATGCCTTTTTTCATATTGGAAAATGCAGCTCTGAAATCCATAGTGCTTAATCCTCCTCGTAGATGATATCTAGCCCATACGCAACTGCCGCATCATGTTCGATACGACATCCACGAGCATTTTCCCATCCTTTACAGAAATATGCAGCATGGCACAGGCTCATGTTCTCCAGAGACTTTGCCAAGAAACAGAGTGGAATCTGTACAACACCGCGTTCCTTCATCGACTCGTTGCTGTACCACTCGTCTGTAAAAAGAGTGTTTACGATTTCATAGCCCTTCGCCTCTAAAGCTGCAACAGCCTTTTCTCTTGTTGCAACAATTTCCTCATCAGTTTTGCCAGCCATTGGCTGCGAAAGCATAGCCTTCTTTTTTACTGGCAGTTTTTTGATGGCATCAATTGCAATATTCAGTGCTTCGTATTTTCTTTCCCTGTCTGGATCATCGTAAGTATCGGTGTCCTTTTTAATGCAATTATCACACATATTTTCCAGCAAGCGTGTAGCACCTGTAAGTTCTTCATATGTGTAAGTAGGTGTTAAAATTTCCATAGAATCCTCCTTTAAACTATTAAGGCTATAATTGTTGTCGTTAAAAATACAATAGTTGTAAGCATAAATATTTTTTGATTGCGTTTTAGGCTATAAAGAGTGTTGAATGCATCGGCAACGATCATTTGCTCACTGGAATACCGGGCTGTATAATTGCTGCCGAGTAGTTCTTTTAAAAAATCATCTTGTATGTGACTCAGACGTTCAAAACGCTTTCGATAATTTCTAAGTTCCCATCTAAGATCTATTTCTGTATAAGTACTCCATTTATCGCTTTGAATGGCTTCGCAAAACTTTTTGTATCCTTTGTATTCTTCACTACTTCGAATTACATGAGAAGAACAATTCAGAAATTCTTTTGCTTCTTCTAGGCGCAGATACTCCTCTCCTGTCCATATCATTACATTTAGACCATTTTTTGAAGCTTTTAAGGCGTCTTCGTATGTCATAAAAGATTTTTCTCCTTTCCTAAGTGTTTGGCGACAGTTTTCTAAGTTTTCCGCACTTTAGCACGGCAAAATTCATTTCCAAACCCTTGTTATGATCTTTTAAAATTGAATGCATTACGTGTGTTTACTGTGTAAACGTAAAGTTTACTCGTGATGAGTTGCCTTAAATCCCCATTCTGGCAAGAAATTGATCTCATAATGGTACTTGTCTACCTCCGAACCAGAGATGTCTTCGACCACATACATGGTGTAGTCGTTCAAATACACATAATCTTTCTGATATTTGCCTTCGGCAGTCTCAATAATGACTTCGAGTTCATTTGATGAATTGTTCTTTAATGCAAATGTTCCAGTCAGCTCCAGAAGAACTGTGTCAGTTCTTGCGTTCAGAACAGTAAGCTTCCTAGTCACATTAAAGTTGTCTGCCTGCTTAGAGATATTAGAACTCACCTGATCAGCTTCTGTACAGCCAATGGCTGCGCCAGAAAGCATCACTGCGGCTGCAAGGGTAACAATTAGTCTTTTTAATTTCATTGTCCATGTCCTCCATTGGTTGATTCGTTAAATCTTTTTACGCCATTTGAAAAAATATCAGGACCTTTTTCAAAACAAATGTAATGGCGGCCAGTATTCACAGCTGCGATAGCAGTTGTCATACTTCCAGCGCACATATCAAGTACTGTGTCGTTTGGGTTACTATAAGATTTAATCAAGTATTCAATAAGCGCAACTGGCTTCTGCGTAGGATGTACAGCTGATTTCTGGACATCTTTCGGAAACCTTAATACAGATCTTGGATACCTCTCTGTGCTATCGTAAGTTGTTAAACTGTATTTTTGATAATTTGTCGTTTCCTTACAATTCAATTTATGGTTTGCTTTGCTTACCTTTCTGGGATTACCAGTAGACTTTTGTGGATTGTATGTAGGAGTTTTTTTATAAAAAACACAAATATCCTCGTGTGATCTGAGTGGCATTCGGTTTGCATTTAAAAAACCAGTCGGCTGATTCTTTTCCCACACTAGATTGTATCTCCAATTTTTTCTATTGCTTTGCATCAAATCAGCAGTAAACATTCCACTCGCAAACAATATAATAGCTCCTGTGTCTTTGACGATTCTGTCAATTCCTTTCCAAAGCTCAGCCAGTGGAATAGCAGCATCCCATTTATTATGAGTTATTCCATATGGCAAATCTGCACAAATCATATCAATAGATTTATCCGGAATATCTTTCATGCCAATAAGACAATCAATATTTTTCATATAGTCAACAGTCATCGGTACACAACCTTCTTGCTTACTTCGGCAACGCTGATTCCAGCTGCAGTTCGCCGTACCTCAACGTCTTTACCTTTTTTGAGCGCCGCCGCTATAAGGGCGGCTTGCTCCACAACTTTTGTTTGCAAATCATCTTTAATCAACTAGCCCCGCCTCCTTCCATGCCTTATGTAGTTTCTCGCCATTCCATGCAATCCAGTCAACCATTTCTTCGTTTATTGCCCATCCCTGCATCGAAAAATTTGAGTTGTAGACAAGTCCAGACTCGTTAAGGAAAGCGTGTACAATTTCATGCCTAAGAACTTGTTTCATTCGTCCTACTGGGTCAGTTGCGATCGGATCACAGTCTGGGTTGGCAGTCTGGTCAATGAGAAAGATTTTTTTACTATATGGGTCAGTCCACCCATCACAGCCCTCACACGTTTTATACTGATCGTGTTGAACTACTGTAACCTGATACTCACATCCGAGTACCGTTATACTATTTTTTGTATTCATCATGTTATTATCTCCGCTCTACGATTCAATCGAACACATTCCAATACACTGCGGCGTGTCAAAAATCTTTTCTCGCATTCGCCTGGTGCAGACATATCTGCCTTCCTTCCAGTTAATGCGCTCGTCTTTTCCTTCATCGCAGGTTATGGTTAAATCTCCGACATCGAATGGATTTCCATATGCTTTCCAGTCTTCGACAATGTAGTGGAACATATCTTCGACAGAATCAAAGATTCTCATTTCTGCCATTGCGTCGCATAATGCTCCTCTGTGTGGTCTATATTTCACCATGAATCAGCCCTCCTCAAATGCATAGTCTTTGATCTTATTGTCAACGAATCGAATCTGGCTCGGATTTACCTCGCCCATCGTGCCATCATCATACTCTACAAGTCCAAATATCATGCTCATTTGTCCCTCTGGGCAACCGCCAATATATAAATCCGCTGCAACAGGCTTTGCAAAATTTTCCCACATATGGAATAACGCTTTCTTTTCTTCGCCATTTTGAGTTACAATACATGGACGAACCCCAAAGTTGATTTCTATGTTCTGCATTTGCACCTCCAGTGTACGTGTATACTTGTATCAACGTACATATATAGCTAGCATAATGTACGTGTATATAGCTAGCAAATGTGCGTTGGCAAGTTAGAACAAGTGTTTATAGAACAGCATTTCTCGAATGCTGCCAGACATGTAGTGCGATAAACTTTTTACAATCACTCCATGTTTGCTGCCATAATCAGTTTTTAGATACTCTTCAATCAAAACCTTATTGCTTTGAAGGTCATCATAGTCATCTTTTAAAGATTCTGGTGACTTGATATAGCTTCTTGCAACTCGTTTAAGACTCTCGTCTGATAGATTCTTAGTGTCAAAGCCTGTAGATGCTTTATATTGGTGGTTAAACTCAAAAATAATAGCAGTCAGGCTGTTATATTCCTTGTCAACCCAGTCATTTTCCTGTTGCTCTGTGGTAAAGATGTTTTTAGGATTGTTCGAATACAGTCTGTGAAGCTCATCTTTAAGAACTGGCTCCTTAGATTTGATAAAATCATCTGGATTAACAGTAGGTTCTTTCTTTTTGGGGCTTGCCCCTGAGTTTTGAGCACTTTTAGTGCGCGAAACCATGTATTTATCTCTATTGTCAACTTTAGTTGATAATAGAGCATGTTCTTTATCTGTATCACTTAAACTACTGTTATACTTAATATCTATTGTATTACTTATCTGTGGACTTTTTTCAACCCCACCCTGTTGATTTTTCTCCATACCCCCACATGGATTTTTTTCCATGTTAGAAGAAATAGATTTTTCATTGACAAAAGAATCAAAAAATTTCTGGGTGAGTATAATGATTCGCTTGTCGATTTCTTTAGTGTTTTCTTTGTATTCAAAGATTCTTTCAATCAATCCCAGTTGTTCAAATTTTAAAAGCATCTTTTGGATACTATTTTCTTTTAAGCCAATGAAGTTGGCAAAATGCTTGTTAGAAGCAAAACAGCCTTTGTCTTTTTGAGTAAGGCTGTATATCTCAATTAACAAGAATTTCTCTCTAGGACTTAAATCCGGTGATAAATAAAGACGTTCTGGAATCCAGATTCCTTTAAAATCTCTGCCCTCCGATATTACTATTTCTTTTTTTGCCTTCTCTGACATCTGTTTTACCTCCTGTGCGATAATGTATTCCTGTGATTACAAATCAGTTGCCAGACAGTCACAGGTTCTGCTTTTCGGGAGCTACCCTAGGCAACTGGAGCGCCGCGAGAAGGATTCGAACCCTCAGTCCTTTTACAGATCACTAGTTTTCAAAACTAGCCCAGTACCATTGTGGCATCGCGGCAAAAGTGGGTAGAGTAGGACTCGAACCTACATATCCGAAGATGACAGATTTACAGTCTGCTGCAATACCAATTCTGCGCATCTACCCAAATACCGCCTATACGGTTGCGGCTGACTTGTCCGCAGGTTGATTCTCACGGGGAGTTGCAGTTGCTACTTTGTGGGAAAAGAGAAAGGGATTTCACAAAGAAAGAAAAAACCACATTGCTTACAAACTGCATATGGACCCTCTGGGACTCGAACCCAGACCCGGCTGCTTATGAGGCAGCTGCCCTAACCTATTGAGCTAAAGGTCCGTATGTGCCATATGGGAATCGAACCCACGACACCTTGATTAAAAGTCAAGTGCTCTTCCAGCTGAGCTAATGGCACAACAGGGCTAGTTGGAATCGAACCAACAGTGCAGGAATCAAAATCCTGTGCCTTACCGCTTGGCGATAGCCCCAGCGTGATCTTATCCTCACAAACCACTGGCTGTCAAGACAAGATTCATGATAAAGAACGTGGAAAGTACTACAGCACTGGCAAATCTTTCTCTGGATCTTTTCTCATTCAGCCATCCTATAATGCTAGTCAGCATAAAGATGTTAAAAAGAGATGCCAGAATGCGGAGAATAAGAACAAACATTAAATATCCCCTTCCTTTCTGTGGAGTGAATTTTCAGCTTTGAAGCCGTCAGGATAGCGTTCCCAAAGCTTCTTGTTGTTTTTAATCGCAATATCCTCAAGAGAGGTATCAAGTGCCTCAGCAGTAAGTGCCAGATAATACAGCACATCGCCACACTCCTTGATAAGATGCTCTCTATCAAATGGATGCCCCTGAAAAATCTGCTTTTTAAGAAGATCAACAAGCTCACCTGCTTCACCTGCAGTACCGAGGATACCATTCATAAGCATGTTTTCCTTTGTCGCTTTTGTTACGTCTGATGCGGTTCTCATTACACCGCGCTGATACTCGTCAAATGTCATTTCGTTTCCTTTCCAGTGATAAGATCACTATACGGCAATGTTTCAATCCAGTCGCAAAAATCTCGCCATTCGTCCAGTTTATGGTTGCGGCGTGCTTTATAGATGTTTGTAAGGACTTCGTAGTTAAGCGTTACATTTCTAGTCTGGTTGTAAGAATCCGGTAGCAGTTGAATTAGTTGCCACCAATACTTCTTTTCCTTGGTAGCAAGATATTTTTGCCTGTAAAAATTAAGTATACGGATTGTCTGATTCAGCAGGCCAATTGGTGAATGCTCTGCTCCGTGAAATATTGGAAAATCAGATTCAGCACTTTCAAAGTCAATAAGATGCTCTGCTGAGAAATCATCTAATGCAAATTCTTTGGCATCAATTCGATGCATGGTGCTACAACTATTCTTTGAAGTGCCTACGGAATATGTGTCTGCTTCTTTCCACCAATAAAGTGGTGCTGTAATTCTGATGCATACTGGAAGCATACGCATAAATTTACGATGATCGGGACCATATGAAGATAGATGCCGCATAAGTGCCATATCTTCTTTGCCAACTATAAATTGTGGAGACCATGTACATTTATCTGGTTGGATACTATCGCAGGTATCACAATCACGTTCTTCACCGAGGTGAAGACAGCCCCAATGACTATCACTTTTAAACCACGAATTGAAGGGGTTTCGAAGACCTTCAATAGCAAATTCTATTTGTCCTGGGCTTGGTAATACAGCATGTTCTAATTTAATCATAAAGACTCCGCTATTTTGAACACTTCTTTTTCGTATTCGATAAAAGATTCTAAAATTTTATCGAAAAATACATATTTGAAATATTCTTGAAGTTGGCAAGTATCAAGGTCTTTCAGCAGCCAAAGCTCAAAAGCATAGTTAAAGCGGTGCAGAGTACCATCATATAATTTTTTATTAAAAGTAACAGTTATGTGGTTAAAACACGGTGGCAAAGCTTTAGCATCAATTCCAAAAGACTTGCTAAGCTTGATTAGCACAGAAATGCATTTATCTATATCACTCATAGACACTCCCTTCTTATCGAGTTGCTGACAAAATAATTTTGTTATTGCATTGTGGGCAGACGATGTAAGTTGTATTTTTACTGCTTAGCCAAAATGCAGATGATGTTTCTACAATTGAGTGCGACGATTTCTCAAGAATGTCAGAAATATCGTAGCTCAAAAGTGCACCGCAACTTGGACATTCAGCTTCCTTTCTTGTGCCAGGTCTCAGAATTTTTATCATTTCGCACAATCTCCTAACGCTTCGCAGTAAAATCTTTAAGTGTTCCAAGAAGTGCCTCTTTTGACCCAAATTCTGGAAGCTCCAAGATTAAAGCAGCTCTGCAAAAGCTGATTGTAGCATCAAGCCCCAAAACAAGCTCTAATTGCTCTAGTTGTTCTTTACCCATAGTATTTGCCATTGAATGAGTTGAAATTGATTGTGGGGCATTCTGTGGCTTTACAGCGGTATTTTGAGGACCTGACTTAGCAGCCATTATATCATTCTGCTGCTTAGCCTTAACCATAAAGTCCAAAATGTACTGACAAAGCTCTTGACGTTCTTTACATGCTTTTATTTTATTTGCATCTGGATTAGGCACAGCTGAGAAATCGTTGATCTGCTTTTGATATCCAGAAATAACACCTTGTAACCATGTTGTTGCATTCTCAAATTTTGTTGCCATTACTCCTCCTATTCATCCAAAGGGGATATTGCTTTAACAAACTCGCGAGGAAAGAAAGCTTTTAAGCTAGAAGTGCAAGATACGTAAAACAATTCTTCGTTGGTTAGATAGCCATAGTATCCGTCTTGTGGATTACAATAAGCTTCTATTGTTTCGCTTGTGCCGTCAATAAATTTAACTAAAACTAACTTTGTGTCATTCATTGCTTATTCCTCTGGCATGTAGTAGATATCTGGTGAGAAGCTAGAAGCAGAAATATTTAATTCTTCAAATACCTCGGCTGCTCTGGCTGGAGATTTATACTCTGCAAGTACCATGTCTTGGTTTGTAGTCCTTGCAAAGATAGTTTCATCACGTCTTAGTAAAGCAACGTTACAAAACTCAACAGATTTGGTTTTACACTGTGAAATGATTCTCATTAGATAACCTCCTGTTCTTGTGTTCTATCTGGCATGTAACCATTTGGGTAACGTTTATTCGTTCACGATTGATTCCGTGTCCTTCACGGCACAACTGGCAAACCAGTATGTCACCGCAATGCTGACATTCATCGGTTATTTCCTTGGTTGATATTTTCATTAGTCTGGAACCTGCATCAGAAGTCTAAAGGTGTTTTTGCCTTTCACTGTCACGAGGGTTCGAGTCCCGGTAAAGTGGTTATATGGATTTTTAAAATCTTTCATCTGGAACAATCCTTGCTTACGGTATGTCTCGTAAGGTTTTAAAATGCCCTTGGAATCTTTGTAAATATAACCCTTAGCAATTAACCATCCAGTAAATTCTGTTTGACTATACCCTAATTCTTTAGCTGTATCTCGGAAGTTTGTAAGAAGATTGCTGTTTACCAGAGAATCAAAATACTCAGCCTTTGGTGCTTGCTCCTGAACAGTTTCGATGAGCTTCTGCTTTTCTTCTTGTTCTTCAATCCAGCGCTTTGCTCTTTCAATTGGGTCTTCGATCATGTAGGAATCGGGTTTGCACTCGTTAATACTGTAAGAACCAGTTTTGCGGATTGAAGGAAGAACATCTTTAGTTACCCATCGTCTAAAGTCACGTGCTTTGTCTTTACGGCTTTCCAAAATTACATCATATAAGCCATCTTCATTGACAAATAACATATCTTGTTTTCTTCCAATCGAGTCGGAGATGGGGTATTTTGAAACTACCTCATCTGAAAGCCTTTGATTGACAACCTTTGCTGTAAGCTCTAACGCCTTGCATAAGTCAGTCAGGCAAAACCATGCTTCACCATTAACTATTTGTGTTCTGATATCTCCAAATTCTGGATTATTAAAGATTGCTATATTATTCATATAAACACCTACCTTCCTGGTATGCCTTGGCATTATGGCAAAGAAACTGTCAAGGCTCACAGCTTTCGGGTCGCGATTCCCTATCTTTGCCATATGTGTAGTTACGAGTTAAAAGGGGCTTTTTATTTTGGAAAAATATTTTGGGGACTAAGTAGCCCCATGCCGGGGGCATGCTCTCAGACCCCTACACCCCCTTTTTGTGTGATCATCTGGCAGGCTGTGCGGATGGTTGCGGCTTCTGCTCCGTGGCGGCAAGACCTGAATTGTGTGCATTTGTATATACAAAAGCAACAGTGTTTTGCTGCCCTGGTCTGAGTATACGCACCATTGACCGTTAAAAGTTCGTAAAACAAATATTATACGAACTCAATACCATCCGAGAGATTAACACAGATCAAGAAATCTTGACTAATCTTAATTTAAATCGTCAGACAATTTGAAATCTGATAGTTTCGGGGCTTCTGGCTCTGCATCAATGACTTTTTCCCACTCTTCCGCGGTTATCTGCTTGGCTTCTGGTGCTGCCTCAGCTGATAACCGGAACTCCGATGCGTTGACGTAATCAGAATTATTAGTAAGATCAAAAATTGCAAGCACTGGTGGCATTTTGCCAGTAAATGCAAGCTGCTTCTTGCAAGCTGTTATAACGCCTTTTACCGCGTCTATAGTAGACTTCCAATCACTGCCACGCTTTTCATAGCCCGTGATCATGTGCCGCGTAACTCCCAAAAATGCCGCCCAGGACTCTATATCAGGCACTAGGCGCAGCTTTCCGCCTTCCGTTGGGGTTTTGTTTACGTTCCGGACAAATGTCAGATACTCTTCTGAGTCGTGTTTGAAACTTTTTAGCCCTTCGGGAGAGTTGCTATACATGGGCTGTGAGCCTTTTTCACGTGCCCTGGCTAGCCCCTGCAGAGATACGTCAAGGATAGCGTCCAGTTCGTCTCCGTCCATGGTTTCTGCAATATCCCTATAGCTCGGCATTCGTTTTCCTCCTCTTGGCATTCTGTAGCCCTCCTTTCCCTGCATTTCTTTTTGTCGTGCGTATATGTGGCTATATCTTAGCCTTTCCCCTTCAAACGTCTTCTAGCCGCCTTCTGTGCCCTTCTAGCGCCCTTCTGTGTGCACTCATTGTGTCCAGCTCTCACATGTGTCCGTCCTGGCTGTCTGTCCTGACTGTGTGCCGTCCTCATCTGCCGCCTGTCTGTGTATCTCTCGTCTGTTGGCTGTCTCTGGCTTGATCATCTGTCAGCTGTCAACTGTCAGCTCCTGCACTCTGTATCTGTATATACTTAGATGCACTATACACATACCTACTTACTAGATATCTATATACAGTACATACAGATATACTATACATATACCTTGTACATACTGTATCTATACATACTCACCTTATATATACTGTACATATATACCTTATACAGACATACTTAATATATATTATCAGACAATACATTATATGTACTCTATATACACTGTACATATACAGATATTATATACATATACACCATATAATTATAAATATAATATAAATACACTGATAATATATTAAATATACCGATAATATATTAAATATACCGATAAT